TTTGACGAAAAAGGTTTCGATATCTTTAAAAGATGGTACATTGACGGAAGAATATATTTCCACAAGGTGATCGACCCTAATAGTCCTAGAAAAGGTATATCAGAGTTAAGATATATTGATCCTAGAAAGATAAAAAAAGTTCGTGAGATAACTAAAAAGAGAGATAATAAAGGCAAGGGTATTGAAGTTATAGAACAAACTGCCGAATGGTTTGTTTATAATGAAAAAGGAATGTCTTCAGCAAATTCAAATGCTGGTTTAAAGATTGCTACTGATTCAATAACTTATGTCACTTCTGGTGTTGTAGATCAAACTAGAAATATGGTTATGGGTCACTTGCATAAGGCAATTAAACCTACTAATCAATTGAGAATGATCGAGGATGCCGTTGTCATTTACAGAATAGTAAGGGCGCCAGAAAGACGAGTATTCTATGTTGATGTAGGAAACTTACCGAAAGTAAAGGCAGAATCATATTTAAGAGATGTGATGTCAAGATACAGAAACAAACTTGTATATGACGCTTCTACTGGTGAGATTAGAGATGACAGAAAACATATGTCAATGCTCGAAGACTTTTGGCTACCTCGTAGAGAGGGTGCAAAAGGAACAGAGGTATCTACATTGCCTGGTGGACAAAATCTAGGTGAGATTACAGACGTTCAATACTTTCAGAAGAAACTCTACAAGGCATTAAATGTGCCGATCAGTAGAATGGAATCTGAACAAGGTTTTAATCTTGGTAAGGCTGCCGAGATTACTAGAGATGAATTGAAGTTTACTAAATTCATTCAGAGATTAAGAAAAAGATTTACGCAAGTCTTTGGCGATGTGCTTAAAACACAATTAGTTTTAAAAGGTATCATAACTATCGAAGACTGGCAGAAAATCAATAGTCATATTCAGTATGATTATCTAAAAGATGGATACTTTGCCGAGTTAAAAGAGGCAGAGATTATGAGAGAAAGATTAAGTCTTGCACAAGAAGTAAGTCCTTATGTGGGAAAATACTATTCAGTTGACTACATAAGAAAGAAAGTATTAAGACAAAGTGACGAAGATATAATTGAGATTGATAATCAGATTGCTGATGAAATTAAACAAGGTATTATCGCCTCTCCCGAAGGTCAAGACATGGACGGAGATGATGGTGGTGCTGATATAAATATAGGAGATGAATAATTATGCCAAATGATAATGTAAAAGATATGGTTAGTTCACTTATGGGTGGCGACAATGTTAAGGCTCAAGACGCATTTAAGAATGCTCTGTCTGATAAAATAGGACAGGCACTTGATGATAAAAGACAATCAGTTGCTACGGACTGGTTAAATAGTGCTCAAGATCAAGAAGCGATACAAGACGCCTCTGGATTAGATAATGTTAGCGGTGTGGTTACGCCAGGTCAAGAACAAGAATCACCTGTCGAAGAACCTGCCGTTGAGATAGATCAAGGTGGAGAAGTTGATGAACCAGCTGTCGTTCCAGAAGTTTAAATCATCTCTAACAGAGTTGAAGGAAGACAGTCCTAAAGAAACTGCGGAGTTTAAGAAATTATCTCCTGCAGAAAAACAGGCGGTCAAAGATGTATTTACTATGTTAGGTAATACCAAAGGTGAGATCATAAGTAAGATTGAAGGTATTATCAAACAAGTAGCAAAAAAAAGAAACGTTAAAGTGTCTGCTATAGAAGACTACTTTGACAATGAAATATTAAGTTAAAGGAAATAAAAAATGGCTATTGCAACAAGAACATTAAAAGATACAGTTGTCGGTGCTGCTGGTGACGGTGGTAAAGTCGTTGTCTTAATAACAATGGAAGATAATACTACTGCTAACTCGGCTGTATTGGACGCAAGTGCTTTATCTGGTCACGCTAACGGTGCTAAATTAGATATCACTAAAATATGGTGGGGATTGGTACAAGGTACTGCTGATGATAATACAGGTTATGTACAATTACAATTTAAGGGTGCTTCATCTGATACAACAGCAATAAATCTTGCAGGCACAGGACATTACGATGGTATGGCTGGTAAGATTACTAACAATGCAACCAACACAGGAGCTACTTCAGGCGATTTAGAGTTAAGTGCTTTCGGTACTTCTGGATATGTATTATTAGAATTAAGAAAAGACGAAAACTTTAGTTCATAGGTTTTTCTTATGACGATTGCAAATACAAAGGTTGTGGATAGCACTTCTAAATACATTGTTAAGTCAAAAGGTATTGGAAGTGAGATCGACCAGATAGTAGTTGACGCTGAAAAACTTGTTAGTGGTAATAATAAATCACTAGTGAGTTTGATAGAATGTTTTTATTTGATAGAGGGCACAGGAACATTAACTTTAAGTGCCTCTAGTGAAGAAAACGATTTGACTTTGACTGGTAAGGGTAAGTATGGATTACGACCCGATCAATTAAAGTTTGGTAACGATAAACAAATATTATTAACAACTGACTCAAATGTAGAAAGTTATTTGTTAGTGACAGAATTTAGGAGAAACAACTAATGGCTGATGTGGTAACAAGTCAAACGATAGTAGATACATCTGGTACAAAGACCGTGATGAAATTTACAAATATAAGTGATGGATCAGGTGAAACGCTAGTGACAAAGATGGACGCTAGTACCTTGACTTTCATGACCGAGGACGCTAATAGGGTAGTAGCAAAAATTTGGTGGGCAATCAATACCACTAATGGTAAGTCTGGAGTAGAGTTATTGTGGGCAGGTAGTGGAACAGGTTCCTCTGACGCAACAATAGGTTTCTTTTCTGGACGAGGTTATCACGATTACTTTACCTCTGGTAACAGTATTCCTAATAACGCAACATTAACTGCCAACACAAGTCCCGCAGGAGATATCTTGCTTTCGACAAAAGGATTTGTTGCAGGTGATAACTATACTATAATTATTGAAGTAAGGTAAACAAAGAGAAGGTGGAGAGATGAAACTAATAACAGAAACAATAGAAGATATCGAAGTTTTAACAGAAGCAACCTCTAACGGTGACAAAAACTACAAGATAAGAGGTGTCTTTATGCAGGCGGATATTAAGAACCGTAATGGTAGAGTTTATCCTGTACAGACTCTTGCTAAAGAAGTTAATAGATACAACGAACAATTTATAAACAAGAAACGTGCTTTTGGTGAACTAGGACATCCTGACGGACCAACAGTTAACCTTGAAAGAGTTTCACACATGATTACTAGTCTAAAACCAGAAGGTAAAAACTTCATAGGTGAGGCTAAGATAATGGATACGCCATACGGCAAGATCGTCAAGAATTTAATTGACGAGGGCGCACAACTAGGTGTATCATCAAGAGGTATGGGGTCAATACAAGGACATACTGTCGGTAAAGATTTCTATCTTGCTACTGCTGCTGATATAGTTGCAGACCCATCAGCGCCCGATGCTTTCGTAGAAGGTATTATGGAAGGCAAAGAGTGGGTATGGGACAACGGAGTACTGAAAAGTATGGAAGTTGAGAAGTACAAACAAGAAATAGAGAACACTAAACGTGCCGAATTGGCAGAAGCGAAAGCCTCTATTTTTAACGACTTTTTATCTAAACTTAAATAACCTACGCAGATCATAAGATTTGCGAGGGATTAAGAAGGTAAATATTATAAATAATAATAACTAAAATTTAAATTTAAATTTTTACTAATAATCAAGGAGAGACCGAATGTCAGAAACTAACAAAGAGATAGAGAAGTTGGATGAAGTTAATGTTGCCGCTAAAGACGGCGCTCCAGCTGAAACTACTCACCTTAAAAATGACGCAGTTGATATGGGCGCTCCAGTTGTAAAACCAACTGACAAGAATCCAGACGCTGCTTCTAAGGCAAAACAAAATACTTCGGATCCAGCACTTAAAAACGCTAAAGACGGCAGTAACCCTGCTGGAAAAGGCGACATGAAACCAACTTCTATGAAAGAAGAAGAAGTGGAAATCGAAGCAACAGAAGATCAAGAAGTTGTTGCTGAGGAAGAAACTAAAGAAGTTGAAATCGATTTATCTGCTGATGTTAAGGCATTAGTTTCAAATGACGCTGATTTATCTGAGGAATTCAAAGATAAGGCTGCTACAATTTTTGAAACTGCTGTTAA